TATAAGCCAAATACACAATGTTTTTGGCTTATATTCGTATGATATATTCATTATGTATAGGGTCTGTACCTCTGCCCTTGGCTTTGCTGCTTATGCTGATCAGGACGCGCGCTATCCTCCACAACTTCTCCATCTTTCATTGTAATGATACGATTGGCAAATTTCAGAAGATACGGGTCATGCGTTATCATGATGACGGTCTTGCCCTGGACTACCTTTTCCAGCAAATGATGCACAATCCCTTTCGTCTCGTCATCCACAGCCGCCGTCGGCTCGTCCATAATAATAATCTCAGGATTCATCAAAATCGCCTTGAGAATCCAGACTATCTGACGCTGCCCACCCGATAATTTATTTCCGTGCACACCCACCGAAGTATCGACGCCCTTCGGTAAATTGTCCAGAAATCTCGTGAGTTTCATATTACGAATCAGGCTAGAAACTTCTTCTTTGGAAGGAGGCGGCGTTATTCCGTATACGATGTTATCATAGACACTACGATTCAGAAGAATAGGGCTTTGAGGTATATATATAATGCGTTTCCGTAAATCGGTAGTGGGTATGCTAGAATAAGGAACACCTTCTAAGAAAATCTCGCCGCCCTGGGGAGTTTGGTATTTGAGTAAAAGAGAAATAATCGTGGATTTACCTGAGCCGATTTCTCCTACGATGAGCGTGGTTTCTTTCGTATTGATATCGAGAGTGAAATTATCAAACACGGGCCGCTCTGTATCCGTTGTAATATAAGAAAACCGAACATCTTGGAAACGCAAACCAAGTTTATTTGCCGCCGGCTTCGTATAAGGGTCTCTGGAAATATTGCATTCCTCAAACGATTTCAGAGAATTCTCTATAATTCCATTACGCAGAAGAATATCCTTCCATTTATCCAAGGTGGAAAAGAGAATATTCATGACCATGAAACACATAATTAATAGGGTCACAAATTCACCAGGGGTCATTTTCTTTGCCTTCATCTTTGTGTAAGAGTGATAACACACGAAGATAACGAATCCTAAGATAAGAGGAGCATTGATATACTTGGAATACAACGTACAATTCAATGTTCCAATCGTGTTTTCAGCATACGCCTTGTGTATTTCATTGAGTTCATCCTTTTCTTGCTCTTTCTTATTAAAACTCATAATGGTTATCATATTTCTCAAGATATCATCGGTATTTGACATCATGAGCGAAAACACCTCGTCTCGTTTATATGCAATAGGAGAACATGTGCCGAATGAATAATATAAGGTTGTCAGAAATACACATAGGACGCCGAGAAGAGGTAAGCCCAACTTCCAATCCAAATAGAATATATACGCTAAGATACAGAGGGTTGTAATGGCATACGGAATCAAATATGCCCGTATATTCTCTATATGATGATGCATGATACTCGGAAGTTTCACGATTTTTGAGATAATTCCGCCAATTTCAACGTCGCTATAATTGGTTTCTTTGATTTTGAACAAATGATCCATGATTTTTTCACGGATGAATTTATACATGGATGGATGCATTTGTAATTCCACGTAATCTGAAATAACGTTAATCACTTGTAGAGAAATGATAATAGCAACAATTCCTATGACAATTGTCTGTATTTCTTTCCCTCCTTGAATGGCATTGTAGAGGCTGCCGACCAACTTCGGAAATATGATATCTTTCAGTGGCAGTGTTAGAAGTAATAAGGCGTATATTGTGAAGAGACCAGATTCCTTTAACACAAATTCTTGGACTATGTTTATAAATGTCACGTCGTTAGAGCATTGTATAGGAGGCTTTGCCTGCATTTCTCTTTAGAGAGAGAAGGTATTATTTTCTAGGACTTGCTTATATCTATAAAAGTCTTTCGTAAGAACTTTATAGATGCATGCTTGGATAGGGGTGAAGTTTTACGCCTTAAACAGCTTGAGTTCGCTGTTTAAGTTTTACTTAAACAGCTTGGGTTTCCTGAGCCTTTTGGGCTCAGGAAATCATATGTTATTCAATTTTTACTTGAATAACTTGAACGTGCCCTTCTTGGGCTTGTAGCCCGCCTTCACGAGGTTTTTGAACGCCTTCTTGCCCAGGGCGTGCTTCTTTCTGCTCACGATGCGGCCCTTGTGCTTCATCAGGTCGGACTTGGTCAGGCCGCCGGATGTGTGCTTGGCGGAGCCATGGAAAACCTGGGCCTTGGAGCCCACCGCCGGTGTCTTTTCAGCCTTGGACGCCTTGCGAGTCTTCTTGGCCTTCGCTGACTTTGCACCACCGCTTTGCTTGCGAGAGCGGCGCTCCGCCCCTTCTGGCTTGTACGTCCCCCCCGAGTTTTGTGAGCTGGTCGGCGCCTCCTCGAGTCGCCTGGCTTGTACGACCCCCGCCCGCGTCGACGCCTCCGCCGCCGCCTGCTCCGCGGCCGCCGCCTGCTCCGCGGCCGCCGCCTGCTCCGCGGCCGCCGCCTGCTCCGCCTCCGCCGCCTTCCGCTCCGCCTCCGCCGCCTGCTCCGCGGCCGCCGCCGCCGCCTTCGCATTCGCACCCGCATTCGCCGCCGCATTCCTTCCATTGCCGCCGCCGTTGCCGCCGTTGCCGTTGCCGCCGCCGCCGTTGCCGCCGCCGCCGTTGCCGCCGTTGCCGTTGCCGCCGTTGCCGTTGCCGCCGTTGCCGTTGCCGCCGTTGCCGTTGCCGCCGTTGCCGCCGCTGCCGCCTTTGCCATTGCCATTGCCCGCATTGTTCTTCTTAACAAAAAACGCTTCCATTTCTACTTATACGATCCATTTTTTTGGCCTTTCGTAAAAGACAAAAAAATGGTCCAGGCGGGGGTCGAACCCGCGACTTTGGCGTGCCTAAAAGTATACATCCGAATGTATAAGCACCACACTCTACCAACTGAGTTACGGGACCTGTCCGTCCTTCAATTAAGCTCGCAACAAAAATCAACTTTTTTCCGAGGTGGGTTTGACGGAACCCCCTCTACATACATAGCTCTGTGAATCTTTAGACCTTGCGCGTCTTTCGGAGAGATTTCTTTTGTTTTCTGGAACGTCTAGATTTCTTTGACTTTGCAGTAGACCCAGTCATATTCTTTGAAATATCATATCCATAGGAAAGAAGCCAAGGACCGAGGTCTTGTTTTGTTTGTAGTTGATAAGTCATAATCCAATCTTTCGGACTTTCGCAGGTGCTTATGACACCCTTTTTTGTATCTTTAAGATAATTTAAAACACACACAGGAACATCTTTGGGCACATGATATGTTTGATTTTTATTAAATTTGTAAGGTTTCATAATAAGTGCAGCCCTACTTGATATTGGAATAGGACCCGACATTCTATTTTCAGATAGAAATCTTCAGAGTCTATATTCGGCGAGTCTATACTCTACGAGTATGTAGACGCATCCTAGAAGCCTTTGGGTTTTGCCTGACTCTCCTTGAAATCCGCTTTCTACACATCGTTTCTTTCGGAAACAATTTCGATATCCAAGCCCCCTTACATTTTTTCCACATCTCAGGGTGACATTTCCTGCAATCACCAACATCGGGAGAGCAACACTCCATTCTTATTTCCTACCGTTAAATCCCAAAATTAAGAACGCTAGTTCTTAATTTTGGTATTTTAGGAAATAATGTGAAGTGCTAATAATTTAAGAACAACCGAGCGTAGCGAGGGGTTCTTAAATTTGGCACTTCACGTTACATAGAAATCCTCGGAGTCTCGCCTCGCTGAATACGCTCCACGAGGACACGCATCTGCTCTGCATCATAGACACCAGCGAAATGTACTAAGAAATCTCCCTTCTCCCAAAGAGGCTCGCCTTCCACTCCTCGGAGATACGCGTTAAAAACCTTGTGGTGCGGGGTGACTTCTATCTTTTCTCTATCGGACGGAACTGTCTCCAGCAAATGGATAATGGCGGCATTTTCCCACCAGATATGATATGTGTATTGCGTCTGCTCATATACACGCCGCCAGAAATCTCTCGACCAAGCAGTATTTCGGAATACGATATTCCCATCGTTGATGTGACCACACGCATCAAGCGTCAATAAGAAATCTTTGTTATTGGGTAAAAGGGGTAGAGCATGGGTTTCGAATGAAAGCTCTGGATTCGTGATATATACATCTGCATCGCTTTGCCAAATGAGGGCGCCTTCAGGAAGAGTCTTACAAATATCGAGCAAAAAGGGAATCTTTGACCACGCAATAGGTCTGCTTCTATCCCAGCTCTTCTCGCCCCCTTCAATATACGTATATCCGTGTTTTTTTGCATACTCTGCCTTTGATTGGAGACAAGTCGCCAAAGATTTCCTGTAGTCTGCACCTATGACGAGAGTTGTAATGGTTAGCGGAACCTTCTGTGTAGTCGCTTGGTCCGACTTAATTTTCTCTAAGATTCTGTGCTGATAACCTATTGTTTTGAGAATATTCAACTCCTTGTAGTTTCCAGAACTCACATATAAATCCACATATTTGCTAACATACTCTATATTCGTATCATCAACGATAAGAATACCATCTACCTTAACTAATGCATCGGCATTTTTCATATCATTGTATATACAATGTTCTGAGTGACCTCCATCCACGTGAACAACATCATATGTGCCTTTAGAAGAATGATTTGCCTTTATCCAATTGGGCATTGTGACGGTTGAATCTCCTTCTATATACTCAAACTTCACGTTTTCAAAAACGCTTTTCATATATTCTAAACAGGGTCTTGTGTAAGAGTGGTGTCCTATATCAAAGACAGTAAAATCTAGCGGGGTCTTTTCTCTTCCTAGAAGCATTAACATACAAGAATGACCGGCGTTAAATCCAATTTCGCATATTTTCGTATTTGTTTTCTTTCCTTGCTTTCCACACCAGAACAGATTCAGCTGTTTTGTGTATAAATCAGAATAAATATTCAAAGAATTATGTATATAAAAAGAATTTCCTTCCAACGGACTCTTGGATTCTACAATAATTTGTTTCAAGGCCTCTAAGAATGTTTCTTTTTTCTGTGAGCATCTTTCATATTCACGCATTTCAACCTCCTCGTTGAATACAGACATCTTTTATTTTAGCAGTGTTAGTGTTTAGACCATGCCTAAAAATTGATGGCGCCTACAGGCATTTGTATAAGTCCAACTACGTAAACATGTCATCCAACGCCACGCCCCTAAAGAACTGCTCGCACTCGGTAGAGAGCTGCTGCCCTGTGGCTGCAGAGCTTACAGATATTTCTGGAAATTATGGAAAGTATTTTGACGAGACGATTTATTCCGAGGATGGGCCGACGAGGCGGTATGATATCTCCTCTTTCAAGAAGGGAGACGGCAGGACTTGGATTACAGTGAATGGCACGGAAGTTCCCCTTTCTGTTCTTACGGATTATCTATATGATGTTGAGGAGGACGACCATTTGGATAACCTACAGAAGGAGCGGAATTGGGAGCTCATTCGTCTATCGGTGCTGAGCAGCAGCTTAACGGCATTTCTTGTTCTAGCGATTGCTCTCTATACGTATCATATCATCAAGGGGATTCATAGTATGTAGGTCTAAAATATAAACTCACCCTCTAATAAAGAATGTTCAAGTGCTGTTTTTCTACTTCCGCCGAGGAGCCGAAAAAAGTCCCTACTGGCCCCATTTCCGTAGCCGTAAAGGTAGCCGATAAACCTGTTATGCTGAAGTTTCGTATGTCGCCCGAGCAGGAGCAAGACGACGCCTCAAGGCTAGCAGAAGAAACTAAACCGAAGGAAAAGGCTGTTTTTTCTGTGTTGCCTGCCAGAACACAAGAAGCGAAGGGGGCTGAGCCTCAGCCTAAGCCTTCACAAACCACAGGCAAATCAGTTCTTAGAGCAGCCCTCGTTATTGGCTCCCTCTACGCATATTTCTATTACACCTTTGCAGGGCGTGTCTAGTCAAACGACCAGGCAAAAAATTGAAGTGGCGGGGCCATTGGCTTATAAAGTCCCGCATACAGAATGAGTGATTTCGTCCGTGTAGTCACTGATTCCGAGCCTGTGCCCGAGCCGCCTTCTTCTCCCGCGCTCTCCACCGGATTCGAGCCTGACCGCTTCCAGAAGTTCGCCATTGCCGCCATCGAGGCCGGCGAGAACGTGCTCGTCACGGCCAAGACTGGCTCTGGCAAGACCTTCGTCGGCGAGTATCAAATCGCCAAGTCCATCCAGCGTGGCGGGCGCATCTTTTACACAACACCCGTCAAATCATTGAGTAATCAGAAATTCAATGATTTGAAGAAGCTGTTCCCTGATACCTCTGTAGGCATTATGACCGGGGACATCAAGTTCCGTCCTGATGCGCAGATTATCGTAATGACCACGGAGATTCTTCGGAATCTCTTGTTCAAGAAGGGGACTTCCACGGAATCCGTGGGGACGACGGCACTGCTTTCTCTAGATGGCCTGGACGCTGTCATCTTTGACGAAGTCCACTACATCAACGACGTGGACCGTGGGCACGTCTGGGAAGAGACGCTCATTCTCTTGCCTCCTTCCATCAAGCTCATCCTTCTTTCAGCGACGCTGTCTTCTCCATTCGGGTTCGCGCGTTGGTTAGGTGAATCCAAGAAGGTACGCGTCTGGCTCATCAGCACCTTGTGGCGCGCCGTCCCTTTGCAGCATTGTGTTTTATCAAATACTAGTGAGCAACGCATCATTTACGACAGCAAGGAGGTCTTCCATGGTGATGTGTATTCGCGCTGGTTGGCGGAGCGAGATGGCGCCCTTCTCTCGCACGACAAGTTCAAGGACAAGGTGCGTGCGCTAAAGGCGGACGGGATGGTCGGCGGGGTGGGCGGAAAGATGCGCCCCAAGTCGTTTGAGCACGATATGAACGCGTGCCTCGGGAACTTGCACGCAAAGGGCGGGCTGCCGGCCATTGTGTTCGTCTTCTCTCGCGCCGGGTGTGAGAAGTTGGCGGCGAAGGTGGAGCACGATTTCCTCGACTCGTCAGATTCGGCTGCCGTGGCGCATATCTGGGACTTCCACTTGTCCAGATACAAGGCCACTCTAGAGAAGAGTCCGCAGGCACATGTGTTGCGCAACTTGGCCATGAAGGGCATTGCGTTTCACCACAGCGGTCTCATGCCGTTTCTCAAGGAAATCCTGGAGATTCTGTTTTCCCGCGGCCTCGTGAAAGTTCTCTTTGCAACGGAGACCTTTGCCGTGGGTATTAACATGCCCACGAAAACTGTTATATTCACGGCACTGGAGAAATTCACAGATGGCTCTATGCGTCTCCTCAAGTCGGCGGAGTATATCCAGATGGCGGGGCGAGCTGGGCGACGCGGCAAGGACGACCGAGGACTGGTGATTTATCTGCCGCAGCGAGACCCTGTGACGACAAGCGAGGCACAGCAAATTCTGTGCGGCAAGGCGGCGACCTTCGGCTCACGCATGAATTTCCACTACGACTTCTTGTTCAAGATTATGAATGCTTCAGAGGGTCGGGGCGACGCTCTAACAGAGAAATCGCTCTTTGAAAACAGCTATTGGTATGCTCTAGAGAATGAACGCCAATTGGCTTTGGAGGCGGATGCAGAGGCTCTTTCTCGGCAGATTGAGGGCATTCCGTTGAAGGAGGAGGAAGCGGCAGAATGTGCTGCTCGGGCGGAGATTGAACAACGGATTGCTTCCAGCCAAAACGCAAAGCGGAAAAGCGCGCAACGAGAGCTCGTGGCTTGGGAAGATAATCACCGAACGAATATTTGGAAGCCGATTCTGGAGCGCTTTGAGAGGCGCCGTTCCCTCCAAGAGCAGCTACGAGGGTTGCAAGATGCGTGTAAAAGTGGGCGGGCGGAGGATGCGGTCCCTGGGCGCAAGCCCGACTGGAACCAAGTCCCTGGTGCTCTGCTTCGTCGTCGCGTTCTGGAGGAATACGGATACGTAAGCGAGGGACTTCTGACTCTGCGTGGGCGTCTGGCTTCGGAGGCGAATGAGGCGCAGCCATTTCTGATGACGGAGTTGTTCTTATCCTTGAAGAAAAACTTAAAGCGGTGCTCGGCGGCCGAACTTCTTACAATTCTGGCTCTCTTCTTGGGGGAGGCCAGGGACGATGTTATGCCTACTGCACCGAGCGCACTGGAAGTAAGCGACTTTGTCAAGACCTATTTGTGGCTTATGGTGGATGTGTCAAAGGAGTGTTGCGAGTTGGAAAGGAAGCACGGTGTTCCGTATGATTCTGGGCGGCGCGGCTTCTGGGATATCAGCACCGAGTGGATTGAGCCGGTGGCGGATTGGTTGAAGGGGGATGTCAGTCTCCCTGAGCTTTGCATGCGGCACGAGATATTCGAGGGGAACATGATGAAAGCGCTGCTGAAACTCTCGGGGCTTCTGGACGAGTTCCAGGCGATGTGCAGTATTACAGGAGAGTTGGAATGGATTGCCGAGCTGTCTGGAGCACGGGAGCTCATTCTGAGGGATATTGTGGTGGCGGAGAGCTTGTATTTGCGGGTTTAGACCGGAACGGTCTAGGGGGGCAGATTCGCCATCTTCAATCCAAGGTAAACATATCATTAATGTCTAAACTATTACCACAACTTAGTTGAGGTATTTGTTCATATTCTCTTTCTTTTAATAATTTTCGGACATCCCACAATAAATGCTTGAATTTTATATTCATCCCATATGTATTCCAAACATCAATTAAAGCGTTTGTTAAAGCACCGCTTGGCTGTGATTTCTCATTAAGAGTATCTGCAGAAACTTGTGAATCCATGCAGCCGCTTAAGAAAATAACAGAGCCGTTTGTTTTTTGATGTGCGTTTTCTTGTGAAATAGTTAATTTACCGTAAGAAGGAGATTGAATATTGAATCTTAAATCTAAGCCAGAGCCACTGTGACAGCAATCTAAAACCGCAAAACACTTCGAACCTTTGGGTATTTTATTAGCTAATAGTATCTTTAATTCATCATCAAGAATAATTTCTATGTTTTTTTCACAGATTGGGTAAATACAACTATCCATGCCCGTTTTTTCATCGGTATTCAAATCCACCGTTAATCCTCCGTGACCACTGTAATGGAAAAATACATTTTCACCTGGTTTTAAATCTTTAACCAACCATTGAATACCATCCAAAATATTTTTTCTAGTTGGTTTTTCATTCAAATTCGTGGAATCGTCTGTTAACACTCTGAATTGATTACATTTCGGATAAAATTTGTTTATTTGAGATTTTAGATTCTTAACATCGTTAATACAGCCTTCCAATTTATTACTAGGTTCGTCTATGTAATTAATACCAATGAGCAATGCTCTTTTTAATCCTTGATTACTGGAAAGTTTACTTTGAGATTTACCCATATAGTATTATCCTATAAAAAGAATAATACTATTGGTTATACGATTTAGTATAATCAGACAAAACTTTCTCCCAATCTAGGATAGGCGTATAAAGCAGATATAACCACGACTATCATGGCAGAATAGACCATGATATACGATTTCTTAGAATTTCCAAGAATATCCTTTAAAAAAATATCAATGAGCCCCCAGACCGCTATCCACCAAATTATGACTAGGGTAGATATAAGAAGAATACTCCCGTTCATTCTATTTGTTACTTCATTCGAAATATAATCTTCTCTTTCCAATTGGGTTTTTCATAGTCGCAGAGCCATTCCAGGGTTACACGGGAACCCACTGGAGGTAGGTCTTCCATGCATTTAATTTTAACGCAGCGTTTCCAGGCCGGTATGTATGCCTTCACTGCCTTCACTCCTTTATCAGTGTGGGCGACAACAAGACCGCCTTGCATCTTGGCGCCTGTTGCAAGCTCACGCATGAAGAACAAGTCTCGGCTAAAGGCCTTCGCCTGCTTCTGCCGCCTGTTCAAGGCATCCACGGTTTCTTGTTGGACTGTGGCAGAAGCGCCTTTCAAAATCCGCTGATTCACCAAATCGCAGTATCTGCGAATAGGTGAGCTTGCATATGCATAGGCATCTGTCCAGATATCTGGATCTGAAAGACCGAAATGCCTCGTGTCCTCGTCAGTCGCCAGGCAGAAGGTCGCCGCCTCATAGGCCAAGAAGCTGAGGCTAGGGTCAATGGCCGTCCATTGTGCAAGCGCAGCGGCCTTGGGCGCAGAGTGTCGTCGGAGGATGCCATTGCCTTTTTGCCTCAATGTCTCGCCCGCCTTTCGGTTATAGAGAATCATCATGTTCTGGACCCATTCATGAGATGTCTGTGCAGTATTCGTAGGGTCCAACTCTGCAGAGAGTTGTTTCAAGGCGTTCATGCCTTCGGCCTGAGCCGCGTCGGCTTCATCGTATGTGTAAGAGGTGTGTGTGGTGGCCATTGCTTCCACCCATTGGAAATCGGTCAGGGGCTCGGGGGCGCCGGGCGTCCAAGTGAATTGGAGGGACAAGGTTGGGCGAGGCTCGGCGCCACGAAGAGACGCTGCGCCTTCGGAGATTTCTCGGGGAAACATCGGGACTAGTGCCTCGCCTTCAGGGGAATAGAAGCTGGTCGCCCGCTCCGCTGCTTTCTGGTCAAGCTCAGAGCCCTCTTTTACCCAGGCTGCAACATCGGCGATATTGATGGAGATGCGCCAATTGTTTTCTAGGCGGAGAAAGCTGAAGGAATCATCCACGTCCTTACACCCTGGTGGGTCAATGTGAAAGGTGTGGCCTTCCACATGGGGGCGCTTGGAGAAGTCTTCAGGAGGGTTTGGGGTTATTGTCTGAACGAGTTTCGGAAGACGCAGACTCTTCTTGCCATCGTAGGCGTAGGCGGCGAGAAGAACTTGTAGATTCGTCTCGTCGTTCGGAATACCGAGATTCTGGACAAGCGTTCCTTTCGGAAGAAGAGTTCGAAAGGTTGGAGTGCTCTGAGAAGAGGGTTCGGCGTTTGGGGTGACAATGGCGTGGACGTTGTGGAAGAGGTCTCGTTGGCTACACCCAACGGCAAATGGGCCTATCGTGGTGTCGTATGGGACGAAGCGGAAGAGGGGAATGCCGCGAGAGCCGATTCCGTATCGGACTTTGGAGGAAAGCTCCAGAGTTCCAGGAATCCAGTCTTGCATGGTGTATAGAAGGGGACTTGTGTATATGAGCCTACAAAAAATTCAATTTTATTTGGGAACTTTGGCCTACTTATTTGGAAGGAGGCGCAGAAATAAGCTTCTTCTCCCAGACAATCTTGGGGGCCTTTTGTAGGGCCTGCTCCACCCTGCTGAAATTCTCGCGCCCCTCATAAATCTTCACACGGCACGTAACAGTGCCAGTCCAGCCAACCCAGTCCATGAAACAGGTGTCCCTAGTGCGCACAATCCACGTCTTCGGAGCAAATGTCTCTGCTTCCAGGAGTTTTTTAACCAGGGCGTCACGCTGCAAGGTACTTGTCGAAACAAGCCACTGCTTGTTTTCGCCGGCCGTGAATACATCCGTATTGATAATCTCCACAAAGCCACGCACCTTCTCGTAGCCATAGAACATATACTCGAACGTCCCAGTCCACGCCTGGAATACACCTGGGTCTGGCTTAGCGTCTTCTATGAGCTTCTTATAAGTCTCAGTCTCATGCTCATAATCCCCCTTCGTTTGTTGGTAATCCTCATGGAGCTGGCTATATTCCGTGGCAATCGCATATATCTCCTTTTCTGCATCGTCAATCCTGTTCTCCAAGGCGGCGATTTTGACATGTAGGCTGACCTCAATCAGGTCTTGGATTGCGGCAATCTTATCGGCGGAAGTATCGCACAAGGAGTATAAGAAGAGCATAGCTAGAGAGCACAGAAAGGCTTCCGTAGTGTACAGCATTTTTTACTGAGTTACTGTTATGAGGTGCCCGTTTTTCAACTTTTTTGGGGCGTGAATATAAAGGTAAGAAGCCCTGTGGCTGTCCGCGACCCCGCCCCCAAAAAATTGAATTTTCCCGCCGGCCGGGGAAAAGGTCCTCCCAATGACGTTCGAATATCTGCGCACAGCCGACGGTAGCTTCCAGTGCCCCCACTGCGATTTTACCAAGAAGAACCAGAGCACGGTTCACATGCATATCAAGGCAAAGCACATGGGTGCTTTCAAACACAAGTGCGAGCACTGTAATTATGAGACGTCTGCCAAGCAGACTCTTGATAATCACATAGCTGCCAAGCACCCAGAGCACGCTGGAGAGAAGAAGAAGGAGTTCATCTGTCCTGAAGGTTGTTGCGGATTTGAGAGTATGACGAAGGCCGGTCTTCGTAGTCATTACTTGCTCAAACACCTACCCGCGGAAACGGCGAAGTTCCAAGGGAAGACAGAGGCTGGAAATATCCAGTGTACACACTGCGGGACACAGTTCAACTCCAAGCCCTCGTTCATTTATCACCTAGTTAACTGCTTGCCCGCTGACCTCCTTTCTGCTGACAATGTCAAGAAGGGTCTATGCATTTGAAGAGTCTGCTGCTGCTCCTGCAGATTTTTTTACAGCTCCTAGAGAATTCATTTCTTGGATTTGCATAACAATGGCATATATGTGATATCCAAGCGCACTAAAACCTAGAAGCGCGAGAATCTCATATGCCCATCTCGGCGTGTCATATCCCTTGCTTCCAATGTATATGAGCAGCGGGGCAACTACAAAGAAGTGTATTGCATTAACCCAGAGGCTCGGTGATTGTGCCTTCCACTTAATAAATGTTTTATATCCGTGATATACTAGGATAACAATACCCAGACCAGTCAGGACGGAAAATATCCAAGGGACCAACTGACCACGGACGATGGCCACGTATAAGAGAAAGGGGGCTACCACGAGTATATGAAAGATGTTAATGGGGATATGACTCATTTCTTTCTTTTTATAACTAAAGAATATACTTCTCCAACATTTCTTCGGCATGTTCAATGGCCCCTTCTATCCACGCCTGTTTCAAACTATAACTTTCGCCGCAAACATATACATTGAGATAGGCGGCAGGTAAAGGATTCATAAGCTGGACACTTTCCTTTTTTACATCATACAGGCCGGGCAACCAATATGAACACCCGTATTTCCAATGATGTGCTTTGAAGACCATGGGATTCGGAATGGTCAGCTCAGGAAACAATTCTCTTGTTTTTTTCATAATGGCGTTTTGCAGGGCGATTTCTCCTTTGGATTCGAGGATTCTTAGCCAAGGCTTGGTATCTTCAGCGTCTGTGTAAGAGGTCATGATGATTCCTTTTTTGGAATCAATAGGTATTATATGTCTGAGGGGAGAATCAGTTATGGTCCGCGGAATTCCATGGAACCAGGCCTTGGATGGAAATACGCCATATGTTCTGAGAAGAGGTTTCATCGTAATGTGTTTCAGGGCAGGGAGATTGTGGAATGGGCTGATGGATTTCAAGGCCTCGCTGGGAATGGCGAGAATGATTTTCTTTCCTTTCATGGGACTCTCTCCTTTGAAATGTAGGGTGTTTCCTGTTATATGAACAACCTTATGGTTATAGTAAAAGACAACTTTGCGTTTTACTAAATCTGCCTTCATTCTATTCGCAAGAATGGAAAACCCCTCTTTCACAACATAAAAGCCCTCGGAAGAACCCATTGTTTCTTGTAAGGATTTGATGGCGAGGTCGGCGCGCATGGTAGATAATTCGGATTTATAGGGGAAGCGTTGGGTAAGATAATTGGATTGTAGTATATCTTCCACAGTGTGCGTGGCGAGTAGGGAGGGGTGAAGATTTTCCAGGGCAGTCGTGAATATATCGGATAGGGATGGCCAGATATCTTTAGAGGGGGTAGCAGTGTCTTCCGAAATCCACTGGGAGTGGGAGGAAATGGGTAAAAGAGTAAGTCCGTAGTGTTTGAGGTAGGCCTTTGTGAATAGATGGGATTCATGAATTCTTCCTGCACCTGCTTCCCATGTCAGCGAGGGGTCCGATTGATGGAAGGTAAACATTCTTCCGCCGGTGTAATTATACATTTCGGTTATGGCAATCGTGGCCTTTGGAAAAGCTTTCGATATTCTTAAAGCACAGTGAAGACCAGCGATGCCTGCACCGACGATGATATAATCATACTCCATCTAGGATTTGCGGGTGGAAAAAAAATGAAATTTGGGCGTGCGCTACGGGTAGAAGTCCTCCTTAACGGAAATGTCTGTAGTAGATAAGACGTTTGATTTGTCTACTTTCACGGACGAGACCAGTAAGCTATATCTACAACACGCCATTGACGGCGGAAACAAGGCTGCACAGGTATATCCTTCTGCATGGCAGTTTATTACAGAGGGTGGTCTTATTCGGGCCAATCGGTGCTCGTATGATGGAAAGGAGACTGACCCGATTTCCGCCATTGTATTCAAGGAGATGGACCAGGACGGGCATTCTGGGTTCTCGGCGAGTTGGGTCTTGAATACGCTTACGTGGCTGGCGAATGGTCTCCCTGAAGAGTGGATGACGAGTGGAATTCCTGCACATATTCGCGGGAGTTCTTAGATGGAAGATAGGACGTATTTACATATTGTTGAAGCGCCTGTTCCCCAAGAACAGGGAAATAAATATATTTTTTTCGGACCAGATGGTTTAAAAGAAGCGATGATAAAAGCGCTTGTTTTAAATGCAAAAGTTACTAGGGTCCGTATATTTCCAGATGGCAGTGTAAAAGAGATGGTTATTTATTCTGGATCTGCTGCTACTGCTTCTACTGCTGCTACTGCTGCTACTGCTTCTACTGCTGCTACTGCTTCTACTGCTTCTTCTGAAGCTTGACATTCGCAAGCTGCAGGCGAATGAACTCCTTCGCCTTGGCTGTGTCGCTGGTGGCAATGTTCTCCAGCTCCTTGGAAGGATGCATGATGAGCATGTGGGGAATGGAGCTAACGCTGCAGTAGCCAGGCGTATAAGAATTCTCGTCAACGTCGCACTTGTAAATGGTCAGGTCAGGAAACTCAGATTGAATAGACTCCCAGTCCAACTTCTTACACGCACGACACCAGGTGGCGGTGAAGTAAATGAGAATGGGGGCCGCTAGCTCATCTTGTCTATACAGCTTCTCAAACTCTTCCTGCGTTTGGAGGGGAATCATCCTTTCCCGTGTATGTATAATTTTGTAGGCCCCTGTTTATGCCGACCAGGAGGCCGCCACCTACGAGTGCCGCCAAGCTGCCGAGTGTGAGATATTCTAGGGAATTATAACTTTTTATTGCCCCTCCTACCATCATTGTTCCTTCCATAGTGTTGAATATTTTTATAAAAGTAGCAACTGTTTCCTCGTCTTCGTCTGTTCCTTTTTTGTCTAATAATCTTTCTCTAGCATTACGGAACAAAGGGAAATCCTTACTAATATATTTATCTCTAGCTGCAGTGCCTCTGAGCGGTATTTCAGAATAACCCCTACGTTGTACACCTTCCTGCATAGCCGCGGAAATATCCCCAAAGTTTGAAGAATTATACACTGTTTGATTCTCTACGCCGCGAATCGGATCTTCGCCACGAGTTTGTTCTTTAAATTCTTTATATCTTTTACTAGATTGATTGTATTGTTCCTGTATTATGTTAAAAAAATCTTTATCTAACATACTGTTGTTATAAAGAATGGGAGGATGAGCAGTATAAGGAGGGGCATGAGGGGCATTGGGTTGAGGCAAGGCCGAAGGGTGATAAGGCATATGAGGGGCACTGGGTCGAGGCAAGGCCAAAAAGACAGGAGCAGATGCTGCCGCTGCAGCTGCAGCTGCTCCAGCTGCTCCAGCAGCCGCTGTAGGCAGGCTTGAAGCAAGTTTTCCTACTTGGCCGGCAACTCCTAGGCCTTGTCGGACTGTTGCCGCGCCCTTTTCCATCACATGTGATTTCAAACCTTGTGCCGTGGCCAGTGCCGTTTCTATGCTTGTGGCGATAACAGAAACTCCTGGAATTTGTTTCGCCAAGGGTATCATTATTTTTATCAATGAGATAAACATGTTATCTGGAGGACACGGCGCATAATCAACATTTGCTGTTATATTGGGACTGTGATTGTCAGGGTCCATTCCTAGAAACGTAAAAGGGAAGAACCGCTTACTTCCAAAGACCAACAAATCTGCAGGAAATAAAAACAATATTATATAATCATAAATGATGGACGCCATATAGCAAAAAAATCCTCCTGGCACAATGGTTAAGTCCAAGACTCTTGAAATGGAATTGTAATTATCACCTGCAATGAGTTGTGCCAAAGGGGCGATGGGTATCAATATGGCATAGGCCAGAAAAAAGAATGGATTAGGAGGACCGTCGCTATTTGCTCCTCCCGTTTGAACAGGCTTTGTTGGATTCTCAGTATTATTCTGGGTTTCTTCAAGAACCTGTTGGCCTTCATCTTGCCCAAGATTTTTCTTTTTCTGGGCTTCTGTAATTTCTTCCTGAACCTTTTGGGGCTGTAAATATAATCCAGTTTGCGGGATTTTCATTTTATACCCAAGCTGTAAGGCTTTTTGGTCAGAAATTAGACCGTGGGGATGTAGAATAGAAGGCTTAATCGTTGAAGAGGCAGAAGCAGAAGCAGAAGCAGAAGCAGCAGAAGCAGAAGTAGAACCAGAAGCAGAACTTTTAGCTTCATTTTCATTACCAGGAATCCACATACCTTTCGCCAGACCCAAGGCACCAAAGCCCCAAGATAATCCATGTTTGTCTAGACTATGTTTGTCTGGACTATCGTGACTCACGCCACCTTTATCCTCGCTTGATAGTTGTATCAAGTCATAAAACCATAGATACCCAAGAGATATGATATTTGCTATTAAAAATATAAGACCCGTTTGCGGAGACCTGAGTAAAAAGTGGTGTAAGCCAAAGAATCCAAACACCAATGTAAACCACCACATACCTGATTTCGTATATTGCGGCTTCGCCCAGAATTCCTTTCTTGATTGTGAAACGGCGGGGAATTCCCAGACCATTACTAAAGTTACGATAGCTTTGATATGCCGGAAAAGACACGGTTTATATCCGGAACAAAAGTCCCCCGAATCCATCGACGATTCTAAGGACATTGTGATTCAAGGCATAGACACGAACATTTGCTGCTCCTCTAGCGGGACCTCTATAGACAGAAGTAGCTGTCTGTGTTGTGTTCGCCATTTCCAGCTGCAACGTCATATTATCTATGCGACTGGCATTCATACTTCCGCTCGGCTGGCAATCTTCAGGTCTGAAACAGAATGAATACGAATACACGTAATCATTTAGAGGAATGGTGGTGTGATACTGATACGGCTGGACAAGTCGGAAATAATCGGCTTTTCTTGTATCAAATCTGTCAAATCCTTCAATACGAAGCAAGGCCGTATTGATTAAATTGGATATATTTCCGCCTTCGGCAATGGAAATATTCGTATAATTGAACCATTGATGGGCGTTTACAGACATTTGACGTTGGATAAACCAGTATAATTCACGAATAGGGTGATTGAATTCCATGGGAACTTGCACACTGGTTGCCGTCGCATCAATGGGATATGTTGTATATTGGACTTGCTCTATCAAATACTCGTGCGAATTCGCCACAAACCTCCGCCTCTCTTCCACATCCAAGTGGACGAAATCTCCGTATAGATTCATTGATTTAATCGTGGCCGCGTCTGCAGAAACATCGCATGGTGTTGTTGTGGGGGTGTCGTTTATGAACATTTGTGAAAGAGGGCGTAGTGTAATATTGATACGAATCGGATGATATTGTAATGCAATCAAAGGAAGTGCAAGTCCCGGATTTTTACAGAACCAGAATCGGAGAGGAAGATATAAATACATAGGGTCATACAGTTGAACGGAATTTGCTGGGCGGTTTCCTTGAGAACCACCTGTTACTTTACCAATCATGGTATTCCAACCTTGAAGTTTATCCTGTGTAATGACGTAATTGGAATACAGCTCTAACCATTCGCCTGTCTGTTTATCGATTTCCTGCTCGCCGATTTCTATGCTTATTTCTTGTATCAGTGCATGCGCCGTGGCATTTGTGTAAGAGAGTGGTGTTTTAACTCCTGTAATTGAATCTGTCCTATACAAAGCCGGAAGTTCTATTTCCAGCCACAAGGGTCCGAGGAGGTCTCCTTTTCTCGGTATAGTCGTAGTTATTTTTCTTCCGAAATCTGCCTGGTTGTCAAACTGAATGACGGAAGATTCCATGGAAAAATTCGTGTAACGGCGATATACCATCTTGAACCATGTGATTTGAGGATTACCGGTAAGGAAAACATCTTGCTTTCCTTTGGCGACGAGTTGTAATAAACCTCCTCCTTGCGTCATCTGATTGTGCGAATGATTCTCTTGAGAAATACAAACGCTTATCTAAGAAGAGGGATAAGATGTCCGATAGAATCGTGCTTCGTCGTGTATATGCTTTAGACCCTAATACAGGAGGATTTATACCAGCCGGTAATAGTATAATAACAGACGGGCGTGGAGGAACTACGTGGAGCGGGGTTTTGGATTCGATATCCACATTTGGAGGCCCGATGGTTTCTTTCTTACCTTCGACGCTCAGTTCTTTTTCAACATTAGTATACATAAATACAAGCAATGTTGACATTTTACAAAGACAGTTGAGCAATACAACAGCAACAGTTATTACTGCAGGTCTAGGAACACTTGGATATATCAGCAGTCTTAGTTTACAAAGCAGCATTACGAGCACAGTTGCTGGCCTTGGAAACATAAAATATGTAAGCAGCAGTTGGCTAGAAAGCAGTATAATCGGTCTAGGCTCGCTGGGATACGTCAGCACAATAACGTCCCCAGTTTCATTTCAAAGCACTGTCACCGGCCTCGGCTCTTCTGGATATGTTAGTACTATTGGCTTACAAACTGCATTACAAAGCACTGTCACCGGCCTCGGCTCTTCTGGATATGTTAGCACCATTGCCTTACAAACTGCATTACAAAGCACGGTTGGAGGATTCGGATCTTCTGGATATGTAAGCACTACTGGATTACAGACTGTTATTAATTCCCTTGGCTCTTCTTATTCATATGTAAGCACGCCTAGCTTACAAAGCACCGTTATAGGTCTTGGCTCTGTTGGATATTTGAGCTCTCTTGCATTAAATATACGTTATGATAATGCTGGTAATGTTAGTATCGTGGGAGGTTCAAATACAAATACATTTACAAATGTTGGAACAATATATTATGTTTCTACGTTTTTCCAAAGTAGTATGACGTATTCTGGTGTGCGGCCTGGAACCCAATTGGCTGGCAACCTTATAAATAATAGCAATATGGAATTCACAACGGCTACTATACGCCTAGATGCTTTCAGCAGTTTCACGAATTCCAATTCTAGAATTACAATTGAAACTTACCCTACTATTTTGTTTTCTAAGTTGGGCACAGGCTCTGTTATAAATACACCCTTATGTTTCCCAATATCTACTTTACTGAAATATGGAAATAATACATTATTATATAACACAACAACCACCAATTATCTCTTTGCTGCAAATGGAATGAGTATTGTGTCAGACCCTAATGTTCCAAATGGAATTCGCTTTATAGATTCTTCCAATGCATTCCAACAGCCTATACGCATATCCGTTCCTCAAAACACTGTATTGAATTATGAAAGTAATTATTCTTTGTATCATTACATGCCTGGCGCAATCAACTATGGCGATTTTCAACAAGGATTACATAACAATAATTTCACTCCCTATTTTGGCTCAACTGGCTCTATTTTCGTAAGTATCCAGAATTCTGTTTAGAAACCTGTGTTAGAGGGGATGAGTGGTAAGAACGTGGTTGATACTTCGCTTTTATTTGTAAAACAAATAAATGCTAGGAATCCTGATGGAAGCCTTATCGCCGCCCAGAAGGTGTTGACGAGCGATGGGGCAGGGGGGACATATTGGGCATCTCCCACTGGCTTTACGGTAGCACCGTCGGTGAATGTAATGACATTTGATGGTGTGTCTCTGATTGCAGATTCTTCCAATAATAATTTCCGAATTTTGAGCGGAACTGGTATTGGAACTTCTGTTGACACGGCTTCAAAAACAGTAAATATATTTAGTAAATGTTTTCAAACAATTGACGTGGTTGGAGGGAATATTATAGAAAGCTCTTCGACTTCTCCGACACTTCGCCTTGTAGGATGCAATGGTATTCAAATATCAAGCGATCCTATCGTGAATACCATTTATATAAGAGCGACTTCTAGCGGAGAAACAACAGGCACAGGCACTGGCTCTAATACTGGCTCTAACACTGGCTCTAATACTGGCTCTAATACTGGCTCTAACACTGGCTCTAACACTGGCTCTAATACTGGCTCTAACACTGGCTCTAATACTGGAACAACAGTAACAGTCAATACATATTCACAGGTAAATGTTATTTCAAACGTAACAACTATTACATCAGCTGCTGTGGATAGTCTAAACAAGGTTATTTTAACGGCATCAAATAGTTCGGATAAACTCACTGTTGCCGGTGTAGGCGACATTTTATTATCAACAAATCTTACACGCAATGCATTTTATATAAATATATCAAGTTTTACAAGTAAAGGTTGGCATGATTTGAGTGGGGTCGCATATGGAACATTATCATCTGCTCTTAGCACGGTAAGTTCGCTTTTCACGAATACGACACAACTGCAAAGCACTACGGCTTCTCTAGCAAGTAATATACAGCGCTCTGGAAACATAGTAAATGGATATGTAACTATTGATTTATACAAACTGAATTCCACAAATACTTCTTATAAAATTGCTGGCGTAAATAATTTAGCATCAAGTATCAACATTTCACAACACCGAGGAAATTTGTTAGGTGTATATTCAAATTCTATATACAGTGTAAGCACAGCGACATTTCGTCTAGATGCCTTGTCTTCTATTATAACAAATAAAGGACAAGTCCAAATAAACCACGCACCTTCTTTTTCATTTAGTAATAATTTTACAGTAGCAAGTGATAGATTATTATACGTATCTAGCTTTATCACATGTGGAGGAAATGATATGTTATCTACAACATTTGTTCGCCCTTGGCTTCTTCGCTCAGGAAGTATCATAAATCTATATACAGATTCTTTGAGGTTCATTTTACCGGTTGCTACCGTCAATAATACTTCTATGAATTCTAATTACAGTATAATGCATCGCATAGATAATTTTACAATGCCGTCTATTGGAGGCTGGTCAGAAAATCCAATAACCAACGCAAATATATCTGGGGATAATACTCTTTCTTTATTTATAACGGGAAGTAGTAGTTTATAATAGAATGTCTACACTGGATACTACATTTCTTACAATACGTAATGTAATTGCAAAAAATCCTGCTACAGGTCTATCGATACAAGAGGGGTATATTCCGGTAATTGAGAATCAAGGTGCACTTATCTGGAAGAATCCCTATGAGTTTCTTAGTACAGTATCAATTCCTACCATGAATATGACATTTTTGGCAGCATTAAACAGTATACAACCTGGTCTAAGTAGTCTTTCTACAGTGTTTTATTCCACATTGGAATGGCGGATGGTCAGCAGTGTAGAAGGCCTTTCAAATAGTGGATATTTAAGAATTTCCAATTTATATGATAGTTTAGATAGATTAGGCGATAGAGGATATATCAGTACTCAGACTCTATATAATTGTATTAATAATCTTGGAAACTTGAAGAGTATTTCCCCGTCATTTTCAAACGTTGGCTATGTAAGCACCTTAAACCCTGGAGAATATAAGATTTATCAGTCAAGTCTTGGCCTTCAAGGAAATAATGTGGCGCAGGAAGTGAATGCCCTGGCACCTAATTTTACGCAATCTGCAATAATAGATATAGGAGGATTTTCAAGCCATATTGTTCGCAGCTCTAAAATGAAGATAGAGGTAAATACAAATGTATCTGTAACACATACAGGCGCAGCACAAACAACAATGAGCACGTTTTTAACGGCGACTGGTCAACTAAGTGTTATAGGAACACCAGTTGTTATGACATATAATAAGAGTTCTGCAAGCATGGCAAATGCGACCTTTTTATTGAATTCCAATGATATTCAAGGGAAGAACATGCTACAAGTATGTCATTCTCTTGACCGAACAGGCACACTTGAAACAACAGTTCCAATAACAGGAGGAATTCATATTACGCTAGATAATACGGATTGAAATAGTGTAGTATTTATTAGAAATGTCTTTCATAGACACAAGTTTATTGACAGTTCGTAACGTAACCGCATATAATAGTAAAGAAAGGCAAACACATATACTATCTAATTCTGCTCCGGCTATTGACTCGATTGGATATTTGAAATGGAAGAATTCATTTCAATTTATAAGCGAAATGAACGAATTTACTCCTACATATGCAATACAATCTGGACTTAGCAGTGTTATAACACCTGCAGATGAAAATATAAAAAACTTGCTACAGAGCACGTTTTCTGGACTTCCTAATACTGGATATTTAAATAGTGGTGGATTTGAAAAATATTTAAAGAATCTTACATACGCATATGGATATATACAATCTTCTTCCTTAAACGATTGTATAAATCGCCTGACAAAACTTGAGGATATAACACTATATGTTCCTCCTATGGTGAAATTTATACGCTCTTCAGGAAATGTATTTGAACCAATTTCTTATATACAGACTGCAAATCCTGGAAAATACAGAATACATACTTCAACTCTTGGTCTACAGGGTAGTAATTTGATAAATACACCAATAAACAATTCTGTGCTTACCACTTCTGGAATTATAGATATTGGAGGATATAGCAATCTTATTATACCTGGTGTATCTAAGATGAGAATTGATGTGAATATTGGGCTGGAGCATACAACTGCAGGGGCATTTAGCACGTTTTTGCTTGGCTCTCAAGATTTAGAACCTTTAGTGCATATAGGGACTCCAGTCGTAGTAAATTATCTGTCTCCACCGGCTGCGCCTATTGGGAAAATCACGTATTTCCTAACAGCCGCGGATTTCATAAATACTCCTAATAAGCTATTTATAGGACATCGTGGAAACTCGACAAATGCCACTACGGCTATTCCTTCCTTTGGAGGGATTCATGTGACACTGAATAATATGGATTAGGGGGAGGGAAGCAGAGAGAAGCCTTCTCTTCTTCGGGTTCTAAGGAAAAGAGAAGCCTTCTCTTCTTAGGGTTCTAAGGAAAAGAGAAGCCTTCTCTTTTAGCAAGGTCTGCTGCCCATGGCTCTAACTGCCCACGGACGACTGCAGTTGGACGATACGGCCAAGGACATAGATATACAGCATTGGGATGATCGCCTTCTCTTAGCCAAGCGATATGCTCTTTATGTTGTAGGACACTGTGTAAAAGGGATTGGCCTAAGTGTATCTCGGCTAGATTCACCTTGATTGCGATGTTATTCTGTTTCTTCTGATGGTCTTCTGTTGGCGCAGTCCTTTCCGTAGAATATGCAATGAGCGCGTCCATAAAGGTCAAATAATCGGCGCGTCTCCAAATCGTCGCCTGATATGTGAATATAATCGTATCAGTTTCTTTTTCCAGGATGTGGAAGCTTCTGGTCCCTTTATATTTCTTATTACCCCTTGGTCCAGGACAGGGCATCAGGCGCACGGAAGATAAATCAGGATGCGTATTCAATAAGTCAATGGCTTCTTGAATAGGCTCTTTCATAGGACGGCCTTCCAGTAGAAAATCTTCTTGGATTGGAAAGACGTATTTGATAGATGGAGGGAGGCGACGAACAGCCTCGGCACGACTGTCAAAAAATGCCTCTTTATGGGTTGGGAGGTGGATGATGTTTAGAGCTTTTGCCAGAAGAAGAGGCAAAAGTTCAGGTGCTTCCGTTGCGATATATATTGGCCACGCGCAAGAAGGGGCATATCTGTGTAAAAGGGATATGTGTAGAGGTAGGAGATAGAAATATTTGGGGGTGGTG